GATCGGTAGGAGTAAACACAAGGTCGTTATTTGTTACAGTTTTAAATGTTTTAGTAGGCACTGCTCCAGTTAATTCAAACACAGCAGTCCAATTAGCTGCATCATTAGGATACAGTCTACTAAACTCGTCCCATTTTTCTACTCCGGAAGACAAAGCATTAACAGCCATTTGTCCAATTTCAGTTTGCATTTGTTCCTGTAAAAAATTAACAAAAGCTTGTTTAGTTTCATCCCCTACATAAGATAAGCCTTTTTCTACCGTAGTTAGTATTGTGCTTCCTAACACATCAAAAGCTAATGCAACAGGCTCCGCAACTCCTTGTCCAACAATAGAACCAGGAGTTGTTCCTTTACCTCCTTTATATTTTTCTATTTCCGGAATAAAATCTTGAGCAAAATATAACAAAACAGAGTTAGAGCTTGGTAAACCAAAAAATCCTTTTTGGGCAAACAAGGGATTATCTAAATCTTCTTCAATTCGTTTTTTTATCTGTGACAATCTGTCACCTGATCTTCCTAACGGTTGAAGTGTTGTTTTATCAAAAAAACCTTCGTTTTCTTTTTGTAGTTTAAGGTTTTTCTCTTCGTCTTTTTGCTTTATTTCGTGTCTTTTAGTTGCAAAAATTTCATCTAATCCTTCAGCCGATAAAGTTTCGCCCACAACATTATTAGAAACATGTTCATTGTTGTTCATAGAAAAATTTAAATCAGTCCGTTTTATGTTTAAATTTTTACGTTTTTCATCAAAAATTGCATCTAATTCGTCAGCAGATAATGTTTTATCCATAGTAAGTACCTATTTTCTAGGAGGTAAAATTTCAAACCGATCGGTGTCTGGATTATAGACTCTACGTTCACCATAAGCAGGTTTATAATATACTTTGCCTTCGTGTTTTATATACCCTGATTCAACTAAATATTTACTATCCCAATCTAAAATATCTATAGGGCTTTCTCCTGCTGCCAAACGTAACACATTTTTGTATCTTTGTTCTATTTCCTGTAATGATTCTATTTGTTGGTCTATTGTTGCTCTCTGGTCTAAACGATTCAATACGTCTTTTAATGCTCTAAATTCATTTTGAGTTATTTGTCCTAACCCTGATCCTTTAGATCCTGTTTCCATAGCCTGTATTCTTAAATCTTCTAAAGAATTAAATGCTTCTTTAGAGGCTAAAGATTGATAATAATTATTTTTAAGTTTATATTCATTAGATTCAGGAAAAAACTCTTTAATATAAGCATCAGTTCCTCCTGTGTCAAATGATAACAAACCATCCTTTTTTGACTGAGTAAGAAGTTCTAAAGCAGGACCAATTTTTTTACCTAAATAAAAATTAGCTTCGTGAATTTTATTCATTGTCTCAGTCGAATTTTTATCTTTTGAATCAGGAGCTACTATATCTTCACCAATTTGTTCTCCCGTCTGATCGTCAAAAAAACGAACTCTTTTGTTGTCTCCTGTCCCGAATTCTACTTTTAATAATTTTCTTTTTTCTTTTTGGCCTTTTTTAGGACCACTTATCCATGTTTCTGTTCTTTTATTATAAAGATGGTTTCCAACAACAACAATATCATCTTCAGGTTTACTAAAAGTTCCCGTTTTAAAATATTGTATTAACATTTCCCTGTCTTGAACTGGATCTAAACTTTGTATTAAAGTAACGTCCTCCGGTTTGTTAGCAGCTATTGCTTTATTAACAACTTCGGATTTAAAAGCCAATCCTTTTGTTCGTGCTTGTTGTTGATCTAGGTTTTGTTGCATTTTACCAACAGCAAGTTGTTGTTCTGGAGTAGTTGCTAAACGATTTAAAATGTTTATTCGTTCAGGATTAGTCGCTGATTGATATTCTTTTCTGAGCGCAGCATTAGGATCACCACGCCCCATAAGATTTGCTACAGTGCTGTCTAGGAAGGACCTTGGAGCAGGTTGTAGTAACTCTGAGAATAACCCCTGTGATTGCCCACCTTGGTTTCCTCTAACTCTCGTTAAAGGATTGGTGTACATCTCAGGAAAAATGTCTAACTTATATCTATTTGCCATTGTTTATTCTCCTAAAAAAAACTACTTAGTAAACCTACAACGTTACTTCCTAAATCCCACAGACTATATTTGTCATCACCTCCTCCAGCTTGAGACGCACCACTTAACATACCAGTAGCTATTTCCCCTAACAAGTTAGCTCTGGTTGCTTCAGCTTGTAACAATGCTTGTAAACCAGCTAAGCTTGTATCAGCTAAATATCCAGCACCTTGTCTTCTTCCTGTGTCTGCAATGGATGCAATATCAATAGCAGGAGAAAGAGCACCTTGAGCCATTGTCGAAGGAGTATAACCTAGACCCAACATACCAGTAAGATTTTGTAGTTGAGCAGCTTTAACAGCTTCAGGAGCCGACAGTGCTCCTTGACTTAATCCAAATAAAGCCTGTTGTGTTGATAAATCGTCAGCACGTTCCGCTCTAGCCATTTGCATAGCTTTTAGTCTTGTGTCTGCCTGAGTTTCCTGTAAAGCCTTATTAAGTGCCAGTTGTTCAGGAGTTCCCCCATACATTGCGGTACGCATCCCCTGTCTACCTCTGTTAACCAAGGCTTCATCCAATAATGCCTGTTTACGTTGTTCATCAGGTATTTGAGTTTGTCTTAATAAATTATAGATAGACTGAGATCGAGCACCAGGGTCCCTTAAAACTTCATCAAATAAACTTTGAGTTCCTTTTAAAGATTCAAAAGCAATGGGATCGAATTTTTTAGTCCATGCTTCTCTTCCGTAGGAAGGTAAATCCTTACCAACTTTACCAAAAATTGTATCCTGAAAACTTTGAGGTCTAAACCCTAAATCAACTTTATATCCACCTTGTTCGTCGGCAGTAAGAGTATCTCCAGTTCCAGTAGTTACAGTAAAAGGTTGGAATTGTGTATCCTTTTGAGCTTGTTGGCCTATGGCCGCTGCACCGGAGGTAGCTAGTTTACCTGCGTCTCTAAGATCATCTAAAGTTTTTTCAACAAGGGCTAAACTACCAATGTCTTGAAATCCTACGTTTCCAAAAAGACCTTCTCCAATTCCTAATAGGTTTTCCCACCAGTTAGAGTTAGTAGTTGTTCCTGGATTTGTTCCTGGATTTGTTAATGTATCGTCTGGGTCGCTCCATCCTGCCATCAGTATGTCCCTCCTTCAATAGCCCCTGCTGTGAGGGTTCCTGATACATTGACGGTAGTTGCCGTTACCGTTCCCGTTAAAGTTGGACTAGCTGAATCCGCTTTAGTGGCAACAGCGGTTGCTACATTGTCAAATTCAGTGTCAATTTCTGCACCTTTAACAACTTTAGCAGAGTTACCGGATGCCAGAGAATCCTTAACAAGAAAATTTGTTGTCTTTGTGTAGTTACTCATGTCATTCTACCTATCAATGCTTTAACATTCATTTGTTGTAAGGAGAGGGCATTATCATTAATAATTGCCTCTACTCCTACCTTAACTGATTTACCTTGTCCTGTGGTCTTAACAAAATCATCCGCAATAATAATACCACTGGAATATTCCGCAGCCGTATTGTATTCCGATACGTTGTACTCCGCTAATGTAACGTCAGCTATAGTAAACGATTGTTGACTAAAAGCGTTTGAAAAATTATACGCCCAGTTAGCAGTAGCTGTTACGTTTTGACCACCGACCATAATCAGGTTTATTTCCTTAAGTATCTTAAGTCTTGAAGAATCACCAAAGGATAATTCATTACTAAAATACCTCATGTGGTACGTTGTTTCCGTACCGTCTATATATCCATCATATTCCGTTATACCTGCGGAGCCTCCAAAATACAAAGTTCCGTCTATAGTTCTTAGTCCATTTAACACTGTAGTGCTAGACCATGTTGTTGCTCTATGTGACCCGTTTTCCAATTTTCCCTTCATGTCAAAACAATAAATTAAATCACTGGTAGGAAAAATTAGTAAATAAATGGATTCTTCAGGACTAAAGACTGCTTTAATTTTCTTTTTGTCCGACTCTAATGAAATATAGTATACAACGTCATCAGTAACAGTACCGGACACTGTAGTCAGGGGCATGGACTTTTCCTGTATAGTCCTTCCTAAACTCACTACTCCTGAGTTAGACAGGAATATCAAATCTGTTCCTGTAGACTGTACACTGTCCCTACTTAAACACCCTACACCACTTATAGTGTCCAACAGGGACATACTGGAGGGCGATGTAGCTCCCTGATATATAATAATAGAATGTTTACCTAGAATCGCTAGATAGCCGTTCCATGCAGCCAGAGCTACTATTTCATCGTACCCATCAGGCCATACATTTGCTACATTAATGGAACCTGATGAACCTCCTGTCCACTTATGTCCACCTAATAAGTCAGACCAGTACACTGTAGACTTATCCGCAGCAAAATCAGCTACCCATAGTCTACCATAAGCACCAACAGCCTCATTAGCCTGTGGAGGTGTTCCTGCTGCACTAGTAACTGCTGACATTTTTTGTAAACCAGCGGAGTTAGAGTAGACTAAAGGCTCATAACCTTGTTGAAAAAAGTAAGCACTGCTATTAAAGTTTACAATCTTCCAGTTATTAGCTGATACTGTATAACTTGTTGGTAAAGTCACTTCAGTCAACACTGTATTAGTGGACGTACCTTTAAATACTTTATTATTACCACAACCAAAAATAAGATTGTTTCCACCAACGTCTAAGAACTCTCCTACTGCCTCAAGTCCTGAACTGGAGCCTAAAGGAGTTAAACTTGCTGTTAATGTTTTAATTCCTTTTCTAGCACCAATACGTCCAAACTTATCAATAATACAGTTTTCCGCTACTGAAGCAAAAGCAAAGTCATCGTTGACAGGAGAATCCTGTGTGTTGACTCCTTTAAATCCAGGAGCACCAATAGTTAAGTTTTGTAATTCTTGAGCCATTAAGGTGTATACCAAATAGTTTCTTCAGGGTGTTTGGAAGCATCAAAAGCAATAGCATCATTTAAAAATTTATCCGATAAACCAAAGTATTCCTGTGCGCTTGTTCCTCCAGTTTCTCCCCGTTCTCTAGCCAACAAAGCTACAGCCATGTGTATTACAGGCGTATGAGGAATTGCCATTGTGTCCGTTTTAGCTGATAACGCTACAGGCTTTTTAATTACTGTAAAGACTACTGACTCAGTAGCATTGGGTTTTGGATAAAGTTTTACTTTAGTATCGTCACTGGAATCAAGACCGTCAAACGTGTAATAATTAGGGCTTCCGTCTGCTGGAGTTGCTATGGAATACTTATCGTCAAACCATTTCTGTGTCTGATACTCCATAAACCAATTCTTTGTATCATTTAAAGCATGTAGGACTTTAGTGCTTTCACCACTGTTTGTTAAGGAATAACTGGATGTCCCACTTGATGTAGTGACTGTTATGTCCGTCCGTAATGCTGACCAATCCCAAGAGTCCTCACACAATTTTTTAGCGTCATTAACAAAATCACCTACCATAGTGGAATAGGTTGTTTCAGTAATGTCGGAAACTGTGGATTCTCTTAACCGTCTTAGTGTATTATTTACTATATCTAAATATGTCATTTATCCACGACCTTGATTTAAAAAATTAAAAAAGCTAGCTGGAGCTACAGCGTATTGATTGTAAGCGTTGGCAAATTTATTTTGAGCGTCCAACATTCCTGGTTGTTGTTTTTGAAATTGATTAAAAGCTGTTTGTTGAGGCTGTCCTTGTGTAGAACCTCCCAATAAACCTTGTAAAAATCCTTGAGAACTCATCATTGACATAGGTAAAGCAGCTAAACCTATTTTTGCTGGATTCCATTGTGGACCACCAGTAAACGGAGTAAAGTTAGTTTGACCACCGCCTCCACCACCGCCACCGCTTAAATCTAAATCATCATCGTCACTAGGGTTTCCTCCTCCTGATCCTTTAGGAATACAAGAATCATGTGTTGGCGAACCATCAAGGGTATCAAAAATATAACCTTCTTTACAAGGACCACAACGTCCGTCTTCCATAACTGTTGCATTAGGGTCAGAACAAGTGTATCCAATAGCTACACAAGCATCGTCAGAAGTAGCTCCAGGTTTAAATCCTGGTTTACAACCACTACACGATCCATCACTCATTGTTCTTTTGTTTAATTCATCACAATTTGTTGATGGGGGAGTCTGTTTACATTCCTCTGGATTTGCCGCAGCATATTCTGGATTACTACAGTCTTCAACTGGAGTAACAGTATCAGGTACACATAAATCAGTTTCATTTCTATTGTACCCTGAATTACATTCACCACAACTTCCGTCAGCATTAACTTGGGAATTAGGATCAGAACACGTTTGTTTTTCTACACACACCCCCTCTATATCTACAAAATTTCCTAAACACCCACCGCAAGTTGTTGGATCAGCAGGGTTGTCTTGCCTATTTTGTTCGGCACAAGAAGTTCCTTCTACGTCAGGAACACATTTACCTAAAACTGGATCACATTTTTGAGGTACTCCGTCAACCGGAGGACAACCTCCTTCACATTCTGGAACTTGTTCACAAGGTAAATCAGCATCAATCCAACCATCATTACAAGGTTTTTCACATCCAGAAGGAGAACTATCGTTTGCTCTTGCCCCTTCACCTGGATAACGCTCTTCACAAGTATCTTCCGTAATAGTAGGAGGCTCACATTGTTTAGTTTCAGCGTTCCAGACTAAAGGGTTTCCGTATTCGTCTGTTTCAGAACTACAGTCAGGAATACCAACACACGTTTCTTGTTCAGCGTCCCAATATTCTTCTGAAGTACAATCTTCCGGTGTTTGTGTTGGAAGTACACAGGAAGTTCCGTTCCAAACAGCCCCTTCAATAGCATTACATTCTTCTTCTTCAGCAGTTAAATTGGTTTTTGTTACAATTCCACCTAAGACGGAAGAACCAATTATTGCCCATACCCAAGGAGGCCATTGGCTTGCGTCTGGACCAAATATATCCATAAGGTCATCTAAAATTTCACTAGGTAAATCAACCCAAGTACATTGTCTAGGAGTTCCATCAGGGTTTTCACATTTTCCAGCTAAAATATCGCCGTATTTTCCTGCTCCTTTTATTTTATCTTCTAAAGTTTCAACTTTACCTATAATTTGTCCAAGAGCGTCTGTACCGATACCTACAACAGTTCCAACAGCACCGCCTATTAAATCTCCAGGACTACAAGTATTGTCTACGCAACATTCTGCGTCCGGTTTTAAAGCACATAAACTATTTACAATACGTTCTGTTGCTGTACAATCTACAGTATTTCCATCTTCGTCTGTTTTTTCACATTTTATTTTATTGGAAATACGATCAAATACTCCTCCAACTCTTTGCATCATTTCCCAAATACTGGGAAGTTTAAATATGCCTACACCTAATATTTTAGCCCACTCAGGTAAAATATTTTTTAAAGTAGGAAACATAATGCCAAGATTGTCTAAAATTCCTTCAGCATCACAATTTCCACCCATAGCACAATTAGCAAAAATTTCATCTAAATCAGCCCAAATACCTACATCGTCAGTTATTGGGAATTGTCCTGTAGCTTGAATCCAAGAAGCTAAATGTGGATTGTTTTTCATGTCCGGATTATTAGATAATAAATCCGCTAATTCATCTACGCTGGTAGCATCTAAAATTTGTTGTCCAAAGTCAGCAGCTTCTTGTTTAGCTACAGTATCACCACCAGAATCCCAATCTTCAACATTTCCACCAGCATTAATAAAATCTTGAAAGTCATCAATTTGATCGGCAAAGTCAGGATATTGAGATTTAATTTGATTTAGAATGTTAGGTAAAACAGTTTCTTCAAACCATTCTCTACCTCCTTCCTGAGTCATTATTTCTTCAATCCATTTAGGAGTACCGCTGAGACTTCCTTGTCCTAACAATCTTCCTAAAGCTTCCCAATTAGGTTTTCCTCCAGGGAAAAATTCCTCTGAAGTATAACCTATGTTAAAATAATCCCAAATTGCAGGAAATTTATTTACATTATCTATATTTACATTACCTAATAAATCTGTCCAATAATCGTTATTTGGACCATCATAGTAACCGGAAGTATCATTAATAATAGTATTCACATTACCAGGCAGCCAAACCATTACTTCTTACCCCAATTAGATAAACTCTTAAGACCAAAACTAGCGGCTATAGCCCCACCTAAGAAAGCCTTGTAGTAATCAGGCATAGTTTCAAGAACAGCAAA